TACAATACATTGAACATCAGTTTCTGTATATTCTGTAATAAGCTTCATTCTAATTATCCTTTAAATTGTTTGACAAATTCTAGGCCAGCTTTTTTAGCCGAATTTAGATCACGAAATGTGTCTAATTTTTCCATGTCAACATATGTAACAAATTTATTCTTTTCTTTATGTACCATAACTTCAATACCTTTTACTTTAGTATCAAAAACATGTTCACCAGGAGGCATTTTACTTATTCTTTTTTCCCGTATTTGCAAAAATGTTTTCATTAAGTTATGTTACCTTATGTTTCAACTAATATTTATAACAATTTAATCTTCTAATTGTTCTTCTGACGAAATTTCTTCCACTGGTTCTTCAGCTTCATTATCATCTAGTTCCAATTCCAATTGTTCTTCATCAGCACCATTATATACGGAATTAGCAAGAGCAATCTTTTCAGCATCAAGTGCATCACCTACTTTAGAAGTCATCATATCTTTAAACATAGGTTCCGCTTTAGCAAAATCTTTTGTTCCAACTGCATCAATAAAATCTGTAAGTGTACTATTCATTTCCATTATTCATTATCTTTCTTTTTTTGTTTAGGATCCTTAGGATCTTTCTTAGGCTTATCTGTATCAACTCGAGGTTTCTCTTCCTTCTCGTCTGGTACAACCTTAACTTCAACTGGTGCAGATTTAGGTTCATCATAGTCAGTATCACCATCTTCATCTGGCATTACTTCACCATCGGCTTCTTCTTGAGCCATCTGCTTCTTCATCTCTTCCATCTCCTCTTGAGATAGATTTAATATATTCTTAAATACCCATTCTTTAGAATAGAATTCACCAACATACTGTTGAGTCATATCTAATGTCTGCAATCTTTCTCTAACAAGTTCTGCATTACGCAATTCTGCAAAGTGATTATCTGATACAAAGTCTACAACTAATTCATTACGCCATGCTTCCCAATCTTCATTAGTAATAGTACCTTTAAGAACAAGTTGCTTTCTCAGTATCTCAAGGAATAAACCAGAGAACCTACGGCGTAGTCTGTCAATAAACTTTTGGAATTTAAGTTCATCACGATTAATTTCTGTTGATCTACCTAGAAGTCCAGATGCTTGTTCTTGCTCTAGTCTTGAACTAGGTACATTCAATGATCTATATAGACGTTTTTGGAAGTAAATAATATCATCTATCTGACCTAAGTTCTCACCACCTGGAAGTGTAGAGATTTCTGTACCTCTTCCACCTTCACGTCTTGGTAGCCAGAAGTCTTCCAACATAGACATATGTTTACGATCATCTTTAAGTTTACCAGTGTTTGCATCATATACCAACTTATTGCGGTACTTAGTCATGATGTTCTTCATATACTCTTCAGACTTACCACGTGGCATATTACCTACATCAATATAGAATATACGTCTTTCTGGAGCACGTGCTAAACGATAGATCACTAATGAGTCTTCCATCATTCTTAATTGGTTAATAGGCTTTAGTGCTTTATGCAGATAAGAAACAACTTTCTTTCTACTTTCATCAAGTAAACCTGACGTCACATAGCTTACTGAATCCGTTGTAAGTTTAATTCCATTTACTTGTTGACCTGGCTTATCTTGATAGATAAAGTGTTCATCAACTTTTTCAACGATTTTAGCACCAGTAAGAGGATCTTTTTTATTTTTGATCTCTTTTACTTTACGAATTTTAGTTGCATCAATTGGTCGTATCTCTTGGATACCAGCCTTTAAATTAGAATCATTAACAACTAAGTGATGATATATTCTACCATCAACATAGAAACGTCTAAAAATATCATGCCCTAAGTCATTAAACTTGAGCATATTTAATACAATACCAAATTCTTCTTGAATTTCTTTTTTAATTTTATCTGAAGCTTCTACATCATCTAGGACTAATTTAACAGCAAGCCCTTTATCTTCAATAGTAACAGCTTCATTTACAATATCTTCGATAGCAGCATCAACTTCAGGGTGCATTGCAACACCTCGATACTGTCTAATTAACTCTACATTATCCTTGGATTCATCACCATCTAGGTTTACATATTGACCAAAGTGAGAACCAGATGCAGTAACATAACCCGCACCATCATCATCTGTTGGAGGGACAATAGAATCAAGCTGATTCTTAGCAGCGGCTTTACGTGCACCCGCTCTACGAATTTCAAAACCGAATAAATTAATACCTTGATTTTCTGCCATAGTTTCTTTCCGTTTAAAAATAGGGTAGAGGAATTTCTCCCTCTACCTTATTATTTATAACAACTTTAAGTAGTTGTATTTGACTCCCAGTACTGGATTTGGAATTCAACTGGGAATTCCTCAATAGCACCTGTAGTGTCATAGTTCAGATCAATAGCACCTACATTGGTTGGGAAACAACCACGGAAAGTGTATGATTTAAGAACTGATTCGTCACGATCTAATTGATCAACAATAAGATCAGCTTGATAATCTGCTGGGTTAACAAGACCTGTATTAGTTGAGTGCCCGTTAATTCCGTTCATCCATGCTTCCATGGAATCACGAACAGCAAAGTCAGTTGTGTTGATAATCGTTACAGTCCATGGTTCAAATGTTCTGTCGCCAGCAATCTGTAATTGTCTACCTCTGAATGATACAGGGATAGGTGAAATTACTGATGCAGGTAACTGAGCACCTTTACACATGAATGATGTTTGTTCGACGTTGCCACCTGCATAAGCTGGGAAGTTGACTGTTACCTTAAATAGGTTAGGTCTAGCTCCGCCACCAGCAAGTTTGGCTTTAAAATCGTCTACTCCTAGAATAGCCATTTAGTTTTTCCTCTCTATGCTACTTATACAGTGCCTACAACTTCTTCAAACTCTACTCCGCTGCGTACTGCGACAAAGTTAAGTGTGATAAAGTTGATAGACCGTGCTGGTTTAATGAAGATATTTGCGACAAATTGATTACTATCAATAATAGAAGCTGTATTATTTGTTTCGTTACAAACTACTTTAAAATCTGTAAGACCACGGCGACCCTTGATTTCTCTTAGGAGTGGTTCTACTATGTTTACAAATTCTGCACGTGTGAACTCATCATTAAGTTCAAACATTACATTCTTAGCTGCTTCTCCAATTGCTCTTTCTAATGTTAAGAACAATCTGCGAACATTAATACGATCAAATGCTGATGGTCTAGTTAAGTGAGTTTTATCACCAAATAATAGAACACCTTGACCTGGGATATTACCAACCGAGTTAACACCAGCTTTATATAATGTATCACGTTGTGCTTTAGTTGGGCTGTATACAGTAGATGTTACACCTAGATATTGACCACGTCTTCCACCGGCTGGTGAAATCCAAGGTGCGCCATTTGCGTCTGCGGCTGACATAATACCAGCTGTAGATGAAGATGAAGGAATGTTAATATACTTATCGTTGTACTTATCATATACTTTTATCCAGTTACAATCAACAAATAGTGTTGAATCGAATGTAAATGTATTAGTTGTAGTTACTATGTTAGTTGTAATTGTTGCAGGGTCATTAATACCTACTACATCATTCTTAGCTGGTCCAGCTACAACAACACAATCTTTACGTGCTTTAGCTGTAGCAACAAGATCATTAACAACAGTTGCTTGATCTGAACTAGTAGTCATGCCTGGGGCAATAAGAAAGTCGAGTTGTACTGTATCTACATCTTCATATAGATCATATCCACTGGCCATATTCCCAGTGCTGATAACAGAAGCATTAGCGCCACCGGTAAGATTATAAGTCTTAATAGCAGGTGATGAAAGAATAAAGTTTTCTCCACTGTCCGCTCCAGTTCCAGCGCCTACATCTGAGAATACTGATTCAAAACCAGCCATCCAAACATAGTTTGAACCTTTGTTAATAACTTCTTTTACATAGTTAGTTGATCCATCTGCATTTTTAGCATCAGATGCTAGTGATACGAATGGGAATGTTTCTAATACACCACCTTTTGAACCAAAGCTACCTAAGGTATCAATAACTGCAATGTGTACTTCGTCATTCAAAGCATTTTTATCTGCAGCATATTGTGATGTTGCAGGTTCTGCGTCAAAACTGGAGTTATAAGCCCAGTTAGTAAATGATACAGTATGTGCTGGACATACTTGAATCTGTAGTGTGTTACCGATTTCACCTGGGTATTTACCGATAAATGTATGTGAGTCTGAGTCACGTGCAGAGATTTGGGTATCCCAATCGTCTGCATTGTTTACTGTAGGGTTAATACCAGTTGCATTTATATTATCATGCGAGTTAATCTGCCCTGTTCCTACTACACGAGTTACAAATAAATCTGAGCTATATCTTAGATAGTAAGCAGCTCCGTGAAAATCTGGTGAATAAATATTATCTGGTGATCCGAATGTTGAAGCAAGTTCAGTTTCATTTGAAACCTTAACTCTTGTGTTCACAGGACCCCAGCGGAATGCGCCAACAAATGCACCAGTTGTAGATTGTACATTAGGCACTATGCCTGATAAATCTACTTCTTTGATAACAATCGCAGGACTTTGGGATGGTGTTCCAATTGCCATGTTTTTATTTCCTTTTAAATGATAAGATAGTTCATAATACGGCGGGATTTCAAGTTACAGTGTTATTTATAAGAAAATTATTCCTACTTAATTTAGATCCCACTTATCAGAAAGAGCCCAACCAAGTCTATCTTTATCAACCTCTGGTGGTATATCGTTTAGACCATCATCTGTAAAACCAAATGGTAATACATCGGCTTCTATTTCTTCCATTCTTTGTTTAAATAGCATATCTTTAATATTAATATCCGTCATATCACTAAAGAAAGCTGAACTCGCAAAGTAACCAAACATCACAAGATTCATAACCAAATCGTCGTGATTACCATTTGATGCTTCAAAAGAATTGCCTTTAGATTCAAATGTGGATATTTCTATAATCGTTTGCTCATCCACAATATCAAGTTTATGGCTTTCTAATATATCTTTAAAGCCAGAACAACCAATTCTTTTAACTTTTCTGGTCATCTCTACACCAAGACCAGAGTTTTTAGTTGCTGATTCAACGTGCATATTTTCATATTCTAAGTCTTGATAAAGACCATTACATACTAAAGCACCTTGATCATTTGATTCTATAATAACATAGGCATTATTATATGCTGTAGCAAACTTAGCAATAATATCAGGGAATAGAATAGGTGATATTCTATTATTTCTATAAACAGCTACTTGTTGAAATGGAACTGTACTAATATCAATAATATTAAATGTAGAATAATCTTGACCTCTACCCTTTGCAACATCAACCATCATAAGATATTCGTGATCTTTTATATTATCTTCATATATTAAACAATCACCATTTACCCTTTTAGGATTCTTTGCTCTTAGTTTCAGTAATGTCTCTGCATCAATAAGAGTATCACCAGTACCAAAAAATGTATTACCAAACTCTTGATCAAACTGTAGCTGTGATGTATTACCTACTGTTTGTTGTTTCCATATCTCATCTCTGCCTGGAACATCCCACCAATCAACTCTGAAAGGAATAAACTGGTTAGTTTTTTGCATTGCGCCTTCCCATATCTTATGGAATACGTTACCAATACCATTAGCTGTAGATGTAATAATAACCTTTGTATCTTTACCAGATGATACAACAGGATATGTCGATGTATAGAATTGAGCATCATTCTCAACAAAAGCAAACTCGTCTAAAAATAGTAAGTTGATAGATAGACCACGAATAGATGATCCACTTGTAGCAGAAGCAAGTATTTTGGAATTATTAGAAAATTCAATAGAACCTTTATTAAGTGCTTTAGTGCCTGGTTGTAGAAAGAATGGTAGGTTCTCTAACATAAGAGTAACACGTGCCAACATCTCTCTAGCAGTCGCACCTTTATTAGCAAGAATAGCAATATTCTTTTCTGAATGAAATAAAGCAAACCATAGAATATATGCTACAGATGATATTGATTTACCAGATTGTCTACAAGCTAATACAATAGAGAAGCGATTAGTATTAAAGTGATCAAACATTTCTTCTTGATAAGGATATAGCTCAAAGTTAACCAGACCTCTATCTAAGTGTATAACTTTGCAATACTTCTTTGCAAAGTACACGGGATCTTCCATACACTTTTTATATTCAATAATCTCATCTTGAGTCCATGGAGTGATTACTCCATCTTTCTTAACATGATTATTGCCTAAATAACCATGCTCTTTACTCATCTTTAATTCTTGGTGTAATATCAATCACATTATTTACCTTAGCCTCTGGCTGTTCGGTTTTTACATCCTGTAGCATACGCTGTAAATCTGTAGTAGAACCTATAAAGACATTATTATTTGTAGTAGCATTATCCAATGCTGGCACATCACTCTTATTAATATCTTTATTCTTTTTATTAAGATCCATTAGCTTGTCATTAACATCAGCCACGTTCTTAATCATACCAGACAATACCTCATAAGCACGAGGGTGTTCTGATTCTCTGGCAACTTCCATCATCATACTCAGGGCATCTTGTCCCTTTTCAATCAGATCATAATAGGTGTCTCTTGACTTATCATAGTCACTTTTAATATTATCATCATCCGTCATCGCTCGTTATTTCCTCATAATTATATGTCTGAGTAAACCCATAGTCAGAATCATATTGGGGTATTACTGTAGGTGTTGTAGTTATTGTACTGTATTTAGTACCTGCAGTAAGTTCAAATTCAGTAATAGCTTTAGTAATTATTTCACCATCATCAATTGGTCCAGTAAAGTTAATCTTAACTTCAAAGTCAAGAACATATTGTACTGTTTGTCTTTGTTCTTGTAATCCTTCACCTTCGTTAATAAAAGATACTGATTGTAAAGTGATAGGAACATCTTCTTTTATATCAGGGTATTCTTTATATGGTTTCATAGTAACAGTATATTGGGGTGCAAAGTAAGGTAGTATCTGTTCTACAATTTGTAATGCATCATCTTGATTATTTGCATAGACACCTAAAGAAAATGTAACAATATAAGGGGTCGATTGTCTAATCTTAGCACGTTGATTATTATCGGCTGCAGTTGCAGCTCTTAACTGAGTATTAGTTTTTGCTAATTGTCTTGTTGAGTCATATGCTATTGAAGTCATTTCAAAAGACATTCTAGGAAGTTTAATAGCAACCGAATCGTCTTTACCAAATTCGCCTACTTGCTGTAGTCTTGCAATAAACTTTGATCTAGGAGAATAAGCTAAAGGTACTCTAAGCGTACTTAACACTTTATTATTATTATCTGTTCTTATTACATATATTTTAGTAAAAAGTGAACCAAATATTGCAACAGTTTTTCTGAGTCTCTCATGGTAGAAATAATTATTAAACATTAGCTAGTAAATCCTGTGCTATTAACAACTTCACCAAATGGATTACCTTCTGAGAAATCCAAGAAATCTTCTATTTCTGTGGCAAATTCTAAGTTCTGTTCATTAGATGCTAAGTTATTAGATTCCGAAATTGAAGTAACATTTGCAAGTGCGTTATTTGTTAAACCTTGTATTTGAGTACTTGTAATAAAGCTATGGAAATCACCATCATTAGCACCCGCATGAATAACTTTTAGTATATTAGTATCAGGATTCCATGATGCAACTTCACCAGACATAATAACACCACCAGCAATAGTTTGATTTACTGTCTCGCCAACAATAAAGCCATTTGAATCACTATCAAGTGTTAAATCAAAGCTGAAAGCATTTGCCGTTTCAATAGTATCAATAGCAAGATTACCTGTACTAATATTTTCATCATTATATTCAAATAATTCACATCTTAGTTTATAAACAGGTAAATTATTTAACTGATAAAATGGCTGTTCGTGCTCAACGTGCATAATCTGAAATAGTTTATTTGCAAATGGTGTATAAATTAAATCACCTTCTACTGGTCTATCTGTCTGGATCTCATTATCATACTTTCTTACAGTTTCATTCCACCGTCTTTTAGCCATGATAAGAGTAACACTGTCTCTAATCTCAACACCAAATTTACTGAATAAATCACCTTCTCCGTCAAAACCATCATTGCTTTCAACATACATTTCAACTTTATAGCTGGAATTAAAGGATGATACAGGATCTTCTTTAAATATAGAATCAATATTAACCAAATCTCTCGGCATATAATATAGGTCTTGCCCATATATCTTTACCGCTTCAATGATTAAATCTTCATATAGAAGTTGTTCTGATCTGTGTCCGTCTGAGAAATATAAATTGCGCATATTAACCTACAAAGAAGTCTACAGGAAGTTCATGTTCCATTCTTAGATCCTCTTCA